GACCGTTCTCGAATATCAAGTGGTCGTAGGCGGTGAGCGTCTTTAGGTCAGCCACGGTGGTCAGCGATTGCATAGTCTCGCAGTCTTTATAGAAGTGAGATCGCACACCATCGGAAAACCAGATGTCGCGCCACTTTTTCGAGATGTCCATCTGCCGCTCGTAGTATCGCATCACACCGTCGAGATAGGCTTCCTGAATGGATGGCGTAAGGTGCATGAAGTCGTCGAAGAGCATGATGGGTGTCTGGCTGCAGCGTCGGATGGTGAACCAGATGCCCATGCCGCACGATGCCTTGCGTCCGCGCTGTTCCTCGTCAATGAGGTTGGCCATGACGTCGTAGGGCGTACTCCAGCGGCAACGGCGGTCGCGGTAGATGTGCTCGGGCGTGCGAATCAGTTCCGTGTACTCCTTGACGAACTGCATGGGGTTCAGCACGTATTCGGGACCGTAGTATGAATCGGCGCCGTGGTAGGTGCCGCTGCCGAAGTGCTGGAACGTCATCGAGCCATCCTCGGTAAGAATGGAGTGCCCACGCTGTGAGCCTCCATTCGTGAGGATGTTCAGTACGTTGGTGCTCTCCTTGGCGAGTCGTGCAACGACCGTGCCTTTGCCCTCGTCGCCATAGTTTGCACCGATTACGATACTTGCCTTCATACGCTTACCAACTGATGCCGTTGCCGTTCTGCTGTGCGGGCTGTGCCTTCTGGGCAGGGGAAGCGGCCACGCCTTGAATACTCTCTGCGATGCAGTCCTCGATGGTCTGCGCCAGTCCGTTGATGGTTGATACCTTATAGCGCAAGCCGAGATACTGACCGAAGGAGCTGGCAATGTTGTTCTGAAATCTACGGAAGCAGCAACGCGGGCTGTCAACGGCTATGTGGAAGATGTCGAACTTCTGGATGGCCTGCTGATAGAGAGCCTTGGTTTCAATATCGGCCTGCTCACTGCCGCCAATGGCAGCGTTCAATTCCCTTGCTGGCAGGTAAGGGTTCAGCGGCTCGTCGCCCATCGTAATGATGATGCCCTTGCGACCTTGCTTGTCGTAGCAGTCGAGTTTCGTGCGGTGCAAGCCCATGTACCATGCGGAGGTGTAGCTCTCGAAGTCATTGCCGCCACCGCCATGCTCCATGTAAACCTTGTCAAGCGACACGGCGATGCGCACATCACTCTCAAACTGGCTCATCTGGATGGGAGCAAGGTCGTAGTCGAGGTCGCCAATGCCCATGATGCAGAACTCGATGTCGGCGAACTTGTCGTAAAGACTGGTAACAATCTTTCCGATGGCGGCAGCGGTCTCTGCGCAGGCTTCACCCATAGAACCTGTCACGTCGAGCGCAAGAATCACAGGGATGGTGTTCGGGTGCTCTTCGCTGTTGCAGCATTCGCGCACCTTGAAGCCGCGAGGGTCAAGAGCTGGGTCGATGTGACGCGCCTCGAATGTCTGACCTTTTACACGATGTGTGTCAAAGTCGTACTCTCTACCAAGCGAAGTTGAATAACTCGCCATAGATGATGCTGAAAAACTTCCGCAACCCATAGTTAGTCCTCCTTATTGTTTTCGTTAGACTGCTGGTTCTTCTGTTCGCTCTCTTCCTGTGCGGCCTTGCCGTACTTTTGGAAGTCGGTTGTGTTAATTGCTCCCATAGTTTTAATCTTCTTTAGTTTCACTTTCAGTTTCATCATCGTCCTCGTCGGCAGGTGCATCCAGCGAGAAGTCAAACATACCCTCGAAAGGATTGCTGCCACCGCCCATGAACATCGACATCGCCATCATCTGACCGAGGTTGCCCATCGTTCCACCGCTGGCGTTGCCGCCGCCCATCATCTGCGAGAACATCATCATCTTCATCACGTTGCCCAGACCCTTGCCCTGTTTGAACGAGTTGCCGAACATCGAAATAACCTTACCGTAGAAATACGTGCTGCCCATGAATACGTGGCGCTCGGGCACCACCTGACGCACCTCAGAGTTCTCGTAGTCGATGACCGTAATCACCTTCTTGTCAGCAGCTGTCACACACTTGGGCTTGCCCTGCACGAGAATGATGTCGCCAACCTCCACCTTGTTCGTCGGGATGACAAAGAACATCTCATCGCCCACGTTGAAGCAGAAGTTAGTCACGTTGGTCAAAGTGCCCTTCTTCACGTTGTAGCACTTGTAACCGTTACTGCACTTGACGGCAATGTTGCCGTTCATCGTAAGACGGCACATACCCGGTGCAATCTTACCAAATAGGCCATTGAAGGTCTGCTGCATGTTCTCAAACATAGTTCACATAATTTTAATTAGTATTACGGCTTATATCTTACTTGCTATTCATTTTCTTTACGACGTCCATCATCATGTTCAGACCGACGGCATCCATTGCGCTGCCGCTGCCGTTGCCGCCCGTCATGATAATTTCAGGTACCCAGCGGACGTTGCTGCCAGCAAGTGCCTCCGCAATGCCGATGGCGGTCTCCTTGTCGATGGTAGCCTTCTCCAGCGGGGTGAGACCTGCGCTGACGAGGGCGCGGTTGGCTGCGGCCTTAGCCTCTCCCTCGGCCTTGACCTTCTCGGCTACGGCAAGTGCTTTCTTGGCTTCGAGTGCGGCCACCTCGTACTCCTGTTGTGCCTTGGTGACGGCGCGGGCCTTCTCTTTCTCCTGTTCCCACTTGGCGGTCTCGGCGGCCTGCTTACCCTGCTCGGTTACGAGAATCGTTTTCTGGATAGCTTCGAGGCTCTTGGTCTTTGCCGTCACTACGGCGAGGTTGGCGGCCTTCTGTGCGTCAATCTGATCCTGTGTCACCTTGTCGTACTTAATATCGGTGATGCTGACGAGGTTGCAGACAATGCCGTATTGCGAGAAGGGCGACACTTCCTGGCGCTTGTAACCGCCTGGGGCTGTTGAATCAACGATTAACTCTGCCTTGGCTACAACATCGCTATCGCCCGTCAGCTCGTTGATTACCTCCACCTTGCGGATTTTGGTCTTATACACGCCGTTGTTAAGCTGGTCTGTGATGTACTGAATGAGGTCGGTGCGCGTTTCGCTGACGGACTCCAGCGATGACATCAGCGGACCGCAGGACGTGACAACCTTGTAGAGGGTGGGGCGGACGAGCGTCGATATGAGCGCTTGCTCAGAGCCGAAGTCCTGCTGGATTTTCGACATGTGCTCGAAGTCGATGGGGAGCACTACGCGGAGGGAACCGATAAGAAACCCCTTGCCTCGGTCGTTGAACGTCACGGCTGCACCTGGGTTGTCGCCAACGGCGATGTAGCCGTCATCGTTCTTCTCCACGCCGGTGAACTCCACCTGCGAAGTCTTGTTGTACTCGTAGATATTGCCCCACCACTGCTTCTGCAGACCGCCGTCCGTCCATACGGCATAGTTGCCCGTCATGGGGTACTGGTTGACGTAAATCTTCGACTTGTCGCAATCCTCAAACGCCCCCTGGAGCATGAAGAGCATGAACACTACACATGCGAAAACGCAAATGCCAAGAATGTGGCTTTTCTTAATCTCGAACTGTTTCATAATGTTTAAAGTTTTGGTTATTTGAAAAAGTAATAAAAGGGTATCAATACTCTCGGGAACTCAATGCGGGTTCTTGTGAATCGGATGAGTCCGAACAACTGTAGGATGCACAGCAAGTAGTACACCGCTGCCAGTGGAACGAGCGCGAGGCTCAGCAATCTTGCATATATCATAATTCTTTCAATTTGTATAATTCGTTGTCTCTTTATAAATCCCGTAGCCGCACTGTCTTGCGCTCCGTGACGGTGAGCTCGCCGTCATAGCCGCGTCGGCGTAGTTCTTTCATGAGCTCCACGGGTGTGAAGGATTCCAGCGAGCGCTGACGGACGTCGGTAGAAATAGCTTCACGACCTTTGGCGAGAGCGTTCTTCTTCCGCTGCGTCTCGCACGCCTTGCAGGTGAGGGCGTAGCCCGTTTTGCTGCGCTTGTCGGTGCGGAAGTCGTGCGCGGGGCGCTCCGTGCCACAGCACTTGCATTTCAGCATCTTCGGGCGCAAGATTCGCTCGCCCGGATTGGGGGGTAACTTTGGGCGTGTAGGATGGTTGATAGACAATGTTCGGTTCCATAATAGCTTTCGTTTTGGTTATCGTTTGCAACGGTTTGTAATCTGTATTAACATATCTTTAATCTATTAAACATAATCCATCATAGCGTAGTTTTATCTGACGCCGCCTTTTCGCGTTCACGCATCTCCTTGTGGATGCGCCGTGTTTCCTCTCGACAACGATCTTCCTCAACGATATGGTCGAGGAAAGCGGTGTCGTCAGGGATGATTTCATTGGCGATGCGGTGCAGCATCTTGAGTCCCGCGCGCTGTTCGTCGCTCAGATCTCCCGTCACGCTCAAACCGGCAGAGCACTCATTGGCAAAGCGCAGGATGTTGCGACGGCGCTCTTCGCGCATCTGTCGAGCCTGCTTCGCCCGCGCCAGCTCTGCCCGTTTGTCGCGAAGATAAGCAATCCTCGCGGCACCGCGCGACGGGCCTCTATACACCCATACGGGCTGACCTGTGACACATGAATTGCGAATGACGACAACCATCTTTTTATCTTTCATCAGTCTCCCATCACATCGGGGTCCGTAGCCGGTGCCGGCTGCACGTATGCCGCGTCGCCGACGTGTTTGGGGTCATAGGGGTATTTGGGGATGCGATTCTTCGGGTAGAAATAGTAGCAGCGCGTCTGTATCAGTTCGCGTGGCGGTCTGTTGCCGTGCTTGTCCAGCGGAATGCTGTAGCCATCCTCGTCCCTCGGGTATTCCCACGCTGCACAGTGGCGTAGCCTGTCCTGTTTGTCGGACTTGGTGACGAGCACCACCTTCTCGGGATTCGCCACGTAAGGAGACACGCGCAGATACTCCGGCAGCTGCTCGCGGATGCGCTTCTGTGCAGCCTTCACTGTCTTCTCCCCCACCACGATGCCGCAGAAGTCCAGCAGACTGATGGCCAACTCCCGCTGCGAGATGGGGATGCCACGGTGTCGGCGGTCGCCGATGTAGGCATTCGCCCACTGCGTGAACTGTTTGTCTTTGCTGCTGGCCATAGCCAGACGCAGCATAGCGCGCGCATCCTTCGGCGGCCGGATGGTCTCATCAGGCCATTGCAGGAAGAATTGTGTGAAGGCGATGAACAGGTTGCGGAGCTCATTGAGCAGGTGTGGTGGCAGATTGCGCGCCACCTCCTTGACCTTGAACGTTTCCTTGAAGTCGTCGGCTGGTGTGTGTGCCGGACGGGCTCCGTCGAGACTTGCGGGGTGGTAAAAGTCGCCCGTATGCACCTCATAGGTGCGTCGCTGCGTACTATCCGCGCTGATGTCCGGCTGGGCATTGCTGGCCACCACCCACTTGGGAAGGTCACTGCCTTGCAGCACCACGCTCTCGCGGTAAAGGCCGCGCGAGGTGAGTGACAGCGTATGGTTGTAGAGCTTATTCAGCGTGAAGCCCGCAGGGGTCTCGTCGAGGGCTATGATGGTATGCAGTCCTGGCACCACCTTGTCGGTCTCCTGCTGCAGGGTGATGTTCCCGCCTTCCAGGCTCTTGCCGTCGATGCGCAGCACCACACGCAGCAGTGACAGCATATCCAGTATGGCCGTCTTGCCCGTGCCGCCGCTCGCGAGGTCTTCACGGCGAGTGCCGTTGTCGGTGATATATACCCACTGCTGGCGCGAGCTCGTGCGGTAGCGCACCAATGCCGATCCGATGGCGTGAGCAGCCGTGATGAAGTACATGTCCTGCATCTGCTTCTCTGACTCTGTCAGCGTCACACCCATCTCCTCCTTCTCCCAGAACAGGCGGCAGGTGTTATAGATGAAGCGGAAGTGCATAGGCATCTCTTCGAGAGGCAGGTCCATAATCAGCTTATAGCGCCACAGCGACGCCCAGCTGTCCCAGCGCATATTCTCCTGCGCACGTTCCTCGGTGGTGTGCAGCGCCGCCAGCGCCTCGTTATGGCGCTTGAGTTCAACAGCGTACTGCGGATTCTCTATGATGCGCCACGGCTGCGGGATAAGCGTGAACCTACCACTAAGTATCGCCTCTTGGTTGGTCCACCATTTCATCGAGGTATATGCCACCTCCTTGATGCTTTCTGCATCCACACGAACGGCGCAGTTCTCAAAGAAAAAATGGTCGAAGTCCTCGCCGTAGCTGCAGGTGTCTATATCGACATCCTCTATGTATTCCAGCGTCGCCTGGTCGAGCTTTGCATCGCGAATGGCACCGGCCAGCGAGCCGTCGTTGTATTGTTGATGGCTCATCAGCCACTCAAACATCAGCTCCCGTGCCTGCAGGATAAGCCTGTTACTGCTTCCCTTCTCACCCACGAAGCACTCCGTGAAGGTCTTATTGTTGCCCAGTAGGAAGTAGCGCGAGAAGGAAGCCTTGCCCTGCTGCACCAAATGGCGCACCATGCCGCGCGCCCTGAGAAAGACGGGAACGTTGCGCAAGTCAAACTTATAGCGCGCCCGGCCGTTGCCGTCGGCATCCTTGCGCTCGCTCATCCACATCCAGAACTGGCATGTGGGTGCCGATGACATCGCACTGGCGAACCACTCCACGGGGTCGTCGTGCTGCACGTCGGCAGGCATCAGCGCCTGCACCTGCTGGAAGTGTGTCACGAAATCCGTGACATCTTTCATCGGCTTCGCCGCGCCCTCCTTCACAGGCGACGGAAATGGCGCAAGCATACCGAGTTCCTTGGGCAGTCTGAGCCAGTGTATCTGGGGGTCTGCCAGCGCGATGGCCTGCGAGCACTGAAGGCCTACGGCATCTTCATCGTAGCAGACATACAGGCCGCCCTCCACCGTCACGTCCTTCAGCCGCTTCAGCAGCGCGCGCAGCCAACGCCCCGGGCGCATCGTGCCGCCTTTTTTGTCGAAGCCGGCCGTCTCGCTGAGCAGCCACACCACATGTGCGTCGCTGTGCGCATACACCTGCATGGCGTCGCGAGGGCCGCTGCACAGCACCACGCGCTTGAAGCGGATGCACGTTGGCCCGCCGTCCTTGTTCTTCTGAGTCTCCACGTAGGGGTGCTGCTTGTCGCCTTGCGGCGCGGCACCCTCCAGCACATTCTCCAAGTCGATGTCGGCGAAGTAACGGTGGTCCAAGTCCGCATCGTCGGACTTGTCCCACCACGTCCACTTATAGCGCGCCTCACGACTGCGAGGCTCATACTTCTTGATGCCGAAGTTATATTTGAACACGAACACAGGATAGGCGTTCGTGGATTGTACAATGATGGGGTGCGAGCCGCCGCCCGCTGGCTCATGGCGCATGATAAAGCGGCTCACAGGCACCACGGAGAAACGCTCCGTCAGCTCCCGGCCCCACGCCTCTATGGTGCGCGCCTCGGCCTTCAGCGGATTGCGGTAGTAGTCGCCGCTGAGCGAGCAGCGGTACAGTGCCTCACCCGTGTCGGGGTCGAAGCGTGTCAGCAGATCGCCGGTCTTTATCTCGGCGGCATCGTCGGCAATGTCTTCTTTTCTGGCCCGCCGCTGTGCCAGTGACACACGGAAGCCGAGAGCCTTCAGTGCCTCCAGCGTCCACGGCTGTTCTTCATAGAGGACTGTCTCACCGTTCCAGTCGGCATACTGCGGGTTATCCTCACGGAACTGTTTCCAAGAGGGCGTACTGGCATGGATGGCATGGGATGCTTCTCCTTCCAGCTCCACACCGCAGCGCTCGGCCAGCTCGGCGACAACATCCATGTAATCAGCCGCAGACAGCTCGCCTGCCGGCTTACCCATGAGACGCGCCGCCAGTTGTATGGCGCCGAAGCCGCTCTCCTTGCAAGCGCGGCACAGGAACCCGCAGTCGGGATTGGTCCCACGCGGCACGATGTCGATGAGCAGCGACGGGTGGTGGTCGTCGTGCCACGGGCACAAGTACGCCGCCCATGTCCCCACCTTGGAGACGGCGTGCGCCGTGTGCCCCCATGCTGCCATGACATCGGTCAGCGGGATGGCGTTCAACGTCTGTTTATCTTTCGGAGACAGGGTCATCTCTCTTCACTGGTTTTGGCGGCCTTCAGCGCACTCAGGTGTAGCCGTGCGATGGCTGCCATGTGCTTATTCCAGAACTCACCTTCGATGTACATCTCCAGTTTCTCGGTGTCGCCGGACTTCATCGCCTCTACGAGCTCGCCCAGGTGCAGGTTGGTCTTCTGCAACAGCTGCTTGGATATCAGCTCGTGTGCCTGCGCCTGCTGCACATCTTGCAGGCGTTGCAGCGTCAGCTCCAAGTCCTCGCGCAAACCGCGTATCTCAACCTCTTGGTCCTCAATCTCGATGTCCTTGTCCGTGATGCGCTTCCGCAGGTTCTCGGTGAGCTGCTGCAGGTCTCGCGCGTGTGCGCGTTCCTTTTTATAATTACGCTTAGCCTCGATGAGCTCCGGTCTGTAAGGGTTGCGACCGCGCAAGGCCAGCCAGATACGATAGAAATAGATTCTCATGTATGTAACAGTGTTTAACGTTCTTTCACTATGCCACGCGGCGACCGTGCAACATGGCGCGCAAGTGCTCGCGACCATCCACGCCCAGCTTCTTATACAGCCGCTGCGCACGTTGGCGCAGTGCCGCTTCCGTCACGCCAAGCGCCACGGCGATGCTGCTCATGGTGTCATCCGTGGCCAGCATCGCAGCCAGCCGTGCCTCACGGTCCTGCACGCCCAAGTCAACGGCCGGGTTGCAGATAGAGGCGCGCGAGGCGTTGGCGCGGTAGCCGTTATAGGGGCAGATGGCGCGTAAGGCGCAGGGTACAAACTCAGGGTGGAAGGTGCCGTGTTCGTCGTAATCAGGCATGGCATCGTCAATGCCGAAGGTGCAGCTGGCAATCTGTGTGGCCACCATGCACACGGCCTTGCGCACCTCGGCGCTCGGCGTGCCGCCTGCGATGGCCGCCTGCAACAAGTCCGTCAGCTCACGCTGCGGCTTGCCGCACATGCGAGCCACCAGTGCCGCAGCGCTGACAACGGCGCCGCGATAATGATGGGCAAAGGCCCGCAGAAAACCGAGTGCTTCTGCGAAGCCCCGCCCATCGACAGAGGCAATTCCCAGGCTGCCAGCAGTAGATATGATGATGCTGCCGTCATGCGTGGCAGACATCTCGTATGGTGAATATGTGGTGTTCATAATGAGTGACGAATCATTTTAGATTGTTGGAGCGCGGATAATGATAGGTTTCTGTGACAGTCATAGCGAGAAAATCGGACTTGCAGCCCTGTATCTCGTACTTTTTTCGTAAATTTGCTGCAAAGCTACAAAGAAATTGATAATTAGCGTATCATTTATGATAGAATTATCTATCATTTATGCTGCATAGCATAATTATGGGCCATTATGCAACCATCAACGTGCGACTGATACGCACGCTAACGAAAGTCATACGTATGACCAACGAGGAGATCTCGGCGGCGGCCGGGATTCCCATCGCCACATGGTATCGCATAGCGAAGAAACCTGAAAATATCAGCATCCAGCAACTCCTGGCACTGGCCAACGGGCTCCACATCCCCGTCAGCAGATTCCTTTCCGACAAGGGCAGGGACTACATAGGGCTTCGCGAAGATTACATCATGAGCGCCAGGGACTACAGGCAGTGCAGCTATGACGGCGACGCACTCCGTGCGCAGATAGGGCGACAGACGGCCACCACACGTCAGGATGCCGCAAAGGTCATGGACCTCCACTACTCGCACGTCTCGTCAGCCATACTTGGCGAGCAGCGCCTGAAGGTAGCCAACATCCTCACCCTCTGCGCCGCCTTCCGGCTGGAGGTCTTCGACTACATCATCGACCCAAACGCCGCCACCGCCGCGCAAAAACAGAAACCGCCGCGCCGGAGCCAGTGCACCGACGCGACGGATGAACTAAAAGCTATACGCGAAGAGTTGCGGCGACTGAGCGAGGATAACGCACAGCTGCGCAAGGATAATGATCAGCTACGCGAGGATTACAACCGTCTCCGCGAGGCGCACAATATCCTGGCGCGACGGCTCAACGAGCAAGACCGAAGGCCGCTATCACACAAACCATCCGCCGCCACCTACGACACCGCCGCCATTAGCCTCCCCCAAGCCGCCGAACAACAGGAGGACTAACGGCTATCGCCGAAGCCTGATTTTTGCATTAGGGTTCCAGCGCTTTGAGTTCATCAAGGTCGTGTTGAACAGCTCCTTCGGTGGTACGCCATCGGGGAGTTCGTCCACCACTGTGACGACCTTGATGCCATGTTTAGTAAGGAGCTCTACAATTTCCCGAGCATGTTCTTCGTCGTAGTGATCGTTGAGCATCTTACCTTCGATGGGCTGTACGCGGTGTCCCAGCTCCACAATCTCTTCGATGAGCTTCCTCGCCGTGACATCGCCCATCGGTTCCCCGCTATCTCCTTCGGCAAGATGGATGATTTTCGGTCGTTCAAGTTCAACGCTACGGCGCCGTTTAAGTCTTTCGTTCATCGCCTCAATCTCCTCAGCCTCCTTGGCCATGACATTGAGCTGGTCGATGATCCCTTTTTTCTTCTTATCTTTCTTCATAGTTGTTTCTGTTTTCTTCTGGTCGTCGCTACCGCTCCTTGAAATGCGCCTATCGGCTTCTTTATTCTAAACAAGCGTCAGCGCATTTCGAGCGAAGCGACCAATAGATTAAAAATTTACTTTCTCACAATGGTCGCTACTACGACCCGAACGACACATAGATGGTGTCGCGGCGGGTTGAGATCATTTCGATGATGAAGTCGTCGAGCTCGTGCGGCGCCGCGATGGTGCCTTCGCCGTCGGCCTCGTTCATGATGTCGCTAATCTTGCAGAGCAGCTCGCCGACGGTGTAGTCGCGCTCCTCAATGGGGAAACGGCGGTTATGGCTGAACGGGTAAAGGATGCTGATTGTCCGCACCCTCAGCGGGCCGTGGTCCTTGTGGTACTCGTCCGAGAACTCCTTGAAGCCGTCGCGGTCGTTCACCTGCAGCATGATGCTGCGCAGGCTCGCACCCGTCTTGGCCCTGTCCTTGCGCCGCTCCACATCCACGAAAGCCTCCTTCTCAGCATCCCATGTCATCACGTACTCGCGGGCGACTTCCGGGCCGTCCTCGGTGTCATGCTCCCAGGTGCTCACGATGATGCGTTGCTGGTGTTCGTGGCCGTCCACCTTAGCGCTAACGCCAAAGCAGTCCAGCGTCATTGCGTCAACCACAACTCCAACAGTCTGCACCCTTGTATTCTGGGTGAGCTCCTGAATGGCCGCCTGTGCATCCAGCATCACCTCGC